ATGGTGGGCAGCATGCCTTGGTATTCCTCGGGCAACTCCTCCAGTCGGACTAGCTCGTAGCCCTCGCGGAGACGTCCGTAGACGTTTTGCCTGTCATCAAACCCATTGACTTCTGATCGAATCCAGCGATGTTGAAAGCCTTCAGGGGCAGGGGGAGCGTCAAGACGTGAAGGAGGCTGCCAAGGGCGGCGACGCGACTCTTTTTCGCGAGAAGCACGAGAGCTGCGGTCGAGGGTAAGTTTGGTTTCGCTCATTTGATCACTCCTTTACGTACTTGGCATATTCCTCAAGAGGAACATTCAGCTTCTTAGCGATAGCAACCTGACTCGGGGATAGCCGAACAGTACGGCGCGCACTATTGATTCCGGAACTCCGGGTAGCAGGGGCAACAGCCGGCGCGGGACGCTGTTGTCTGTTGGTTTGTTGCGGACTTTCGTCCGTAAACCGCTTCGGAAATTCCTCCCGAAGACGGCGGTCCAATTCAGTATAGTATTCGTCGCTGTTGGGGTCAAACCCCTCGCTTTCCACAAGAGTCTGGTGGATTCCCCAGGCTCCATAGGTCAGCACGCGGTCCTGGCCAAACCAAGTATTGCGGGCGGCCCACTCCTCCGCACGGGGAGAAGGCGCAGGAGGCGCTGCTTGTGCCCGAACAGGCTGTTGAACCTGTTGCGGGGCCTGCTGTGCCACTTGAGGCTGATTGATCTGCTGCTCTTGCGTCTGAAGCCAGCCATTGACCTGCCGCTGCTCCATCACCAGCTCGGAAAGCCGCTGATTGGCATCGGTTTCGGTGTCAATGTCGCCCTCTTCGCGGGCTTTCTTGATGATGGCCTTCAACGTAGCCTGCTGCGTCTCCAGGCGGGTCTTGGCTTCGTTCAGCCGGCTGTAGTCCGTGTGGACAAGCTTCTGCTGAAGCTCCTGCGCCTGGCTTTGCAGGCCGCGGGCGTACTCCAAGGCTGCCTGCTCGCGGCGCTCGGACTCCCGCATGCGGGCCGTCAGCTTGGCAATGCGCTTTTGCACCGCGTCACTGACGTGATCCAGCTCTTCGCGCTCTGCCTGGGTGGCAGAAGTTGAGGTAAGCGCCGAATTGGATGTCTCCATCGGCGCCTTGGACAAATCACTAGGCTCGTCCAGGGTAATTTCGGCCGGTTTCTCGTCCGCGCCGATGTCAAATTCAAGTTGGGTGTCGGGAACAGTATTTGCCATGGGCTACCTCACAGGTGAAGAATGTCTTCGGGGTCTTGAATGCGCGCCAGGATCTCGTCATCGTTCAAGATTCGGATCTCGCCGCCATCAATGTTCAGCCTGGCACCGGCGTAACGGCCAAAAATGACCCAGTCGCCCTTCTGGCACCATGCTCCATTCGGAAATTTGGCTTCATCCTTGTACGCAAGGTCGCCAACCGACAAAACATACCCGCAGACCGTCGCCACTTGCTCGCGCTGCCGAGTTTGATCGGCCAGGACGATACCGCCCTTGGTTTTCTCAGCGCCGCGGTACGGCAGAATGACAATTCGCCAACCAGTTGGCCTGGGAATCCGTTCCAGAACCGATTCCTCCAGCTTTTCCACGCTCAGACTCCCGTCTGACGTGTAAGCATCGTCCAAAACTGGCTCATGGGCCTCTTTCTCTTCGGCCCATTTCTTTTCCAAAGCAGTCATTTCCATTAAAAGGTCCTTTTGTTAGTCTTCGGCCCCGCGTAAAAGAGAGTGAATCACTTCTTCTACGAATTTGTAGCCTTCTAACCGACCCATCAGGAACTTGTACTGCTCCATGTCGCGAACACCGCCCGTAAGAATCATCATGTGCGTGTCTTCACGCAACCGACGAACCTCATGCAGCAGTGTTTCAGTGAATTCCAGCATGGATATCCCCATGAAGCAGACAGATAGGCCCCTGTCCGAAGGCTGCGGTGCATATTAGCACCAAACTCACGCTAGTTTCACCTTATTGAAAGCGTCTTTTCGATATACATACGACACTTTTGGCTTGTCAGTCGGGTTTTTGACTGTCTTAGGCCCCTCTTTAGGTGCCTTGGGTGCCAATTTGGCGGGCTTTTTGCGCATCTTGTGCTCCTTTTTGGGCCAGTTTGGCCTGTTCGATGGCCACGTCGTTGTTTTCCCGCTGCTGGTCAAAGGCCAACCGCTGCTGATCCATTGCAATCCGGGCTTGATCGCGCTGCGCGGCCTGGGCAATCTCCTGCTTCTTGAGCTCCACCAGCGGATCGCTCTGGTCGCCCATCAGCTGCGACTGCAATTGCTTGACTTCCTGGAAGTACTGGGCCACTTTCAGGGCCACCATCGCCTCGCGCTGCAGCGCCGACACCAGTTTTTCAGGGTCCGTGCCGTACTGCTGGAACAACTCGGCCTCCACGGCCTCTTCCGCCTTCAAGCGGATGTGATCAAACACGTGCTTTTGCAGCGTCATCGCCACCTGTGGCACCGACGCCACGATGGGCGACATGCCAAACAGCAGGTGCGTCATGATGTGCGCGTCGTGCTGCTGGCCAGCAAAGGCCTTGAGCGGCGATCCGTCCAGCGCCTGTGAGTTCTCACTGGCCGGATCCTTGGGCCTGTCCACATTCTGCGTGTTCAGAATCTGGTCGATGTCCCGCACGCCGATGGCCTCGTACATCCGGCGGTACGCCTCGTACATGTTGTGCATCTGCGGCGCGCTCTGCGCGAGCTGCAGCTGCGTCTGCGCCATGGTGATGCGCTGCGCCACCGAGAAAATGTTGGGGTCTGACACCGGCAGCACATCAATCCGGTCGTCGAAGTCCCGCGCCTTGATGAAGCGGCTCTCGCCAGGCACGTCGTACGGGTACTGCGGCGGCAAGTACTCCGCAAAGCCCTGCGCCAAGAGCTGGAACTCCAGCTTCTGCGCATAGTGCAGGCGCTTGTGGATGGCCGACATGACGGCCGAGCCCTTCTCCAGCAACGCAATCGTCGTGCCCACAGCAGCGTTCTGATTGCTGTCGCCCACCTGCATGTCCGTGATGCTCGACAGACGCCGGCCGGCATCCACACAGAAGCCCAGCAGCGCAAACAGCGTCTGGCTCGGCTCCTTGTACGGCAGCGGCAGCAACGACGCATTGATCTCCGCCCCGCCCGTGTCAATGTCCCGGAACTCCCCAGGCTGCAGCGGCATGTCGTCGTTCATGATCCGCGCGCCCTTGGCCTTGAAGCCCGCTGGCAGGTTCGCCAGCGTGCCCGCGTCGATCAACTGCTGCAGCGCAGCCGACGAGGTCTTGCTCAAGCCACCGACCAAATGCAGGAAGCCCAAGCCATACGCACCGGGGCCCTGGACCAGCAGGTAATGCACGTAGTACTGCTTGCGACGATAAAGCTCGTCACCCTGCTTCCAGTTGCGACGAATCCCCACCACGTGGTTCGTGACCTCGTCAATCGTCACGATGTACGGCAGCTTGATGCCCGTGGCCTCGCCATCTTCCTTGTGCTCAAAGCCCGGCAGGTCGTAGTCAACCTGGAACTCCAACAGCACGATCTCTTCGTCATCGCCACCCGTGGGCACGATGCCCACCACGCGGTCCTGCTCCTTCTGGATCACGTTCTGGCTTGTCTCAGCCACGGCCTGCGCCTGGGCGGTGTCCAAGTATTGACCGCGGACCACGGCGCGCCGGTAGGCATTCACGGGCATCGTCACGCGGTGCGTGATCCGCGCGCATTCGCTCATGACGCTTGAACCGTTGTACGGGATGTACAGATCCTCCGGCAGGATCAAGGCGCTCGTCATGCGGCCCTTGTCCTCGCAGTAGTACACCTTGCGGAAGGCCGAGCCGCCATAGCCCACGTAGAACAGCAGCTGGTCAAAGTCCGGCGTGTACTCCTCCATCACCGTGGTGATCTGGTAGTTCATGAAGTCACGCACGCGCTCGGCCTGCATCAACTTCTCGCGCGTCTCCTTGCCCAGGACCTGCGTGCGCACAGGGCCGCCCGCGGGCATGAGCTCCTTCAACGCCTGCGCCTGGAACTGCACCACGCTCTCGGTCAGCAAGGGATGCTGAACGGGGCACGCGCCCTTGAACGGCTTGGTGCGTTCCTCAAACGAGAAGCCCAGCAGCTTCAGGCCCTTGCCGTACTGGTCTTCCCACTGCTTGCGCGAAGACTTGTCTGCCTCAAACAGCGCCATCAGCTCCGCGGACATGCTCTGCAAGACTGACGGATCGACGACCTCAGCAAGGTTGCTGTCGAAGGGGACCTTGTCGTCCTCCTCCGGCCCGATGCCGACCACCACCTCGCCCGTCTTGGCGTCAAACTCGACGCTGATGTCAGGCAGGTTCTCTTCTACCTCGATGGCCACATCGCCCGCAGGCAGGTCGTCAATCGTGACGTTCTTTTCAATAGGCATGTTCTATCCTTACTTTATACGCCACCCAGGTCCCGGAGCTCTTCCAGGTGCCTTTGCGTGTTGCTGCGAGTTCGCTCGTATTGCAACTGCGCCTTGTAGTGTTGCAGGCCCGACGTCAAATACTTGTCGTCCTCTTCAATGCTTGTGGGCTTGAGCACGTCCTTGAAGAACTGCTGCACCGCACTGCCGTACTTGCCCGGGTCCGTGTTCCCCGTTGCGCGGCCCTGTCCCTTGACCTGCGTCACGACCGGCGAGAACTCATCATCCATCCGCACCTCCACCGTCGTCACAGGGCGGTTGCGGTTGTCGCGCAGCGTGTAGATTTGCATCTTGCCATCCTTAAAGGCCTGGCGCTTTTGGGACGAATATGTCGGGCCGCCCAGCTCATAGCCCCCCACCGAGTGGCCAAGGTACGCGCCTTCAGGCACCGTGGCCTTGGACTCCTCGATGCGCTTCCAAGCGTATCCGGCCAGCGGGCCTTCTTGGATCTGCAACAGCGGCGCACTCACGCCTTCGGTAAAGAACCGCTCGTTGACCCGTTTGCCCGCCTTGATGTCCGCGATCAGCGTTTCCATCTCAAACTTCTTGAGCCGGAACTTGGCGGAGTCCTTGACAACGTCCTCAAACCGCGTCTTACCAATCTCCTTGGGTGTGAGCGTCGCCAAGTACTCGTTGATGTACTGCGGCGTGAGAATGTCGGTCAGCGGCTTTTGCATCTTGATGTCAAAGATGGGCTCGCCCGTCTCCATCGCCCGACGCAACGCTTCTGACGTCAGCTGCCGACCCGGCGTGGGCATCGGACCCACAAACTTAGATGCCTGCAGCAATTGGCCAGGCACCGTCGTTTCATGCACGCTTGAAACCAGCCGCCCCGTCTCTGGCTGAGTGGTCAGCAAATTTACGGGTGGCACGTTTACCAACTCCGGCCGCAACCCCGCTTCAATCAACTTGTCTTCTAGCGCCGTCTTAGCCTGTGCCGCCCTGGCGTACCCCTTAGACGATATCCAAGACCGCCCCGGCTCTATTACCCCCGGATCAGTGAACACCATCGGCTGGATGCCCGTCATCAGGTCGTACTTGCGGGTCAGGTCCTCCGTCGCCTCCGGGTACTTCGGAAAGAACCGCTCCTCGCCCGTCTCAGGATTGACCTTCGTCTTGCCCTGCTTGGTCTGCTCAATGGCGTACTTGCGGAACTGTTTTTCCAGCTCCGGCGTCGTAATGTTGCCCTGCAAAATCTGCTTGAGGATAGGGTCGTCCGGAGTCCCGAACTGCCGAGTGATGTAGTTCGTGGCCTTGGTCTGCCAGAAGTTTTGGATGGCGTTTAACTTTTCCGGGTCCACCGGACCCGACGGACCACTCAAACCAGTGGCCACCCACTCCTCCATGTTGCTGATCAAATCCCGCCCCATGGACTTCCCAGACACGCCTTCGCCCATCGCCGGCACGCCGCCACCGGGCGGGCGCACAGCGTACAAAGGGGCTGCCGCCGGAGCTACCCTCTGAATAGCCCGCTCCACGGTCCGCGCTACAGTGGGGTCACTCGCCGCCGCCTGCGCAAGCATCTTGGCTGCTTCCCCCGTCTTCTCGACTCCCTTGGCCGCGGTCCGCGTCGCACCCGCCGGGTTCACAAGATTGCTGGCAATGTCGCCGGCCGTGTAGAACGCCCTGAGTGTGGGGTCCGTCGGCTCCGGGAACGCCAACCCCGCCTGCCGCGACTTTTCCTTCAACCAGTCACTGCCGCCTACAGGCTTCTCGACGTTGTACCCCAGCGGCCGCATCAGCATCGCCGCCACGTCCACAGGGAACCCCACGACGTTCTGCGGCAACAAGGTCGCTCCCTTGGCCGCCTCCTTCTGGGCCTCCCCAGACTGCAGAGTCTGCGTCACCCGCCCCGCCTTGCGCCCCTTGCCCGAACTGGGCACTACGCCAAAGGCCGCCTTGCTCGCCCGCTCCAGCTCCTCGGCCGTGGGCTCCATCTCGGCCAACATCTCCCTGGCCGACTTTTCAGCCTTTTCTGACTTGGCCTCGCCGCCTTCGTTGAATTGGGCCGCGGGCCGCGCTCCACTGAGCATCTCGTTGATCCGGCGATAGTCAGCATCCGACCGCGCCATGTTGATCAACCGAGTGATCTCCTCACTCTCGCCCACCAACCCGCCACTGGCCATCATCACCGGCTCCATCGCCGTGGGCTCCTGG